CAGATCGTCATCAAACCGAAAGCCATTGGGCAGATTTAAGATGTAAGAGCCTGGCTCGTCGGTGTCTACATCGCGCTGTACATTGAGTTTGTATTTCATGTTGTTTCCTTTGGCCTTTCGGCGTGATGGTCAGTGAACTATTTCCCTGCCATGTGATGAATTCTAGCAGGTTGATAGAATTCGTCAAGCAGTTTGCTAGAAATAATTGAAAATAAATCATAGGTGCTTTCCCTAATGCGTTGTTGTTCAAGCAGTCTGCTAGACTCGGCCACCTATGAACACACAAATCACACCAGACGAGCGCCGACAACTGGCAGAAAAAGTTGGCATCAATGAACAGTATCTTTACCAGTGCCTGACTGGCCGGCGTGAGATGTCAGCCTCTGAGGCTGTGAGGGTAGAGCAAGAAACGGGTGGCAGGCTGGGGCGCAAGATGGTGTGCCAGGGCAGTTGGCAGTCCATCTGGCCTGAACTGGTGGAGGCTCGGGCATGACCTCTTTATCAACCATCTTCCCCAATGGCTTTGCGGCAGCAACAGAAAGCCAAGACCTGATTAACCCTGAGGGTGCTTTTCGCGCTCACTGTGAGGCGAGTGGCTTGCTGATCAAAGACCTGATTGCTGATGGAGAGATCCACCGGGTGCCTCATGTGTCAAGCAAGAAGGGGTCACTTGACGGGTGGTACATCTTGCACACCAGTGGCAAGGTGCCAGTGGGCATTGCCGGCTGCTGGAAAGAGCCTACGTTTGAGGCCAAGTGGGTGGCTGACATTGGCCGGTCCATGTCGTTTACTGAGAGGTTTGAACATGACAAGTGGGTAGCAGACCTGAAAGCCAAGAAAGATGCTGAGAGACTGGCATCTCAGGCAGTGGCAGCCGAGCGTGCAGAAGATGAGGTCGGCACCTATGCTGATGCGAGTGATGACCATCCGTATCTGGTGAGAAAACACATCAGCGCACATGGCATCAAGATTGACCGTGCTGGCCGGCTGGTGGTGCCAGTGATCAATCAGTCTGGTGAAATCCTGTCCTACCAGACCATTGATGCAGAAGGCAACAAGCGGTTCTTAAAGGGTGGCAAGATTGAGGGTGGGTTTTTTGAGTTGCGCGGTAATCGCAAGATCGTGTTCGTGGGTGAGGGCTTTGCCACTTGCGCCTCCATTCATGAGGCTACGGGGTATACCGTCATGGTGGCGTTTGATTGTGGCAACTTGTCCAAGGTAGCCAAAGCAGCCAAGGAAATGTTCCCCGGCTCCAAGATTGTGATTGGCGCTGACAATGACCAGTTCACCGAGGGCAACCCTGGAGTAACTAAGGGCCGTGCGGCAGCAGCAATGGTGTTTGGCGAGATTGTGTACCCATCATTCGGTGATGCTGACATGGTGGACAACAAGCCAACAGACTGGAATGACCTGCACTGCTTGCAAGGACTGGATGCCGTGAAAGAACAAATCGAGCGCGTGGCTGGGCCTGTGCGTGACAAGCTGGCGTTTGAGTTCACGAGAGCAGATGCCTTGACTCTCAGCGAGATCAAGTGGGTGGTCGATGACTACATAGAGGCTGACTCGCTGGCGCAGGTGTTTGGTGATCCAGGCGGGGGAAAGTCCTTTGTGAGCATCGACTTGGCCTGCTGCGTTGCAACTGGGCGTGACTGGCACGGTCACCAAGTACAGCAAGGAGCAGTGTTCTACATTGCCGGAGAAGGTCACAACGGGCTGGCTCGGCGCTTTAAAGGGTGGGAGTTGGGTAATGGGGCCACATTGGACGGGGCACCGTTGTTCAAAAGCCATAGGGCAGCGCAACTGTATGACGCGACAGAGGCTGCTCTGGTGGCTGATGCCATTAAGACTCTTAGCGCAGAGTGCGGGCATATCCCGTCCATGATCGTGATCGACACCTTGGCTCGGAACATGGGCGGGGATGAGAACTCAACTCAAGACATGAACAGCTTCATCCAGCACTTGGACACGTATTTGCGCCAGGATTACAAGTGCTGTGTGCTGGTGGTTCACCACAGTGGGGCAATGGACAAGGATCGGTCACGGGGATCTACAGCCCTGAAGGGAGCACTGGACGCAGAGTACAAATGCCAGTTGGATTCGGGCACCAAGACCATCCAGTTTGAGTCCAAGAAGATGAAGGACGCAGAAATGCCAGCGGCCAAGAACTTTCAGATCACCCAAGTGGATCTGCCTATCCTTGATAAGCACGGGAATGCTGTGAAGGGCGCGTACCTCACCACCGTGGACATCTCTGGGCTGGTCAGTAGTGTGCAAAAGCGGACCATCTTGCCAGGCAACCAGTTGATTGCTCTGAACTGCCTTGTCGCCATCGAGGTCAAGAAACAGGCTGATGGGCTGGACGGCATGGCCGTATCAGCGAACTACGATGAGTGGCGGGAATCGGCCAAGAATCACGGGCTGAACTCCAGAAGATTTAAGGAATCGGTGGAGGGTTTGACCAAAAAGGACATGGTAAACGTGCGCAATGACGTGTACCGAACCGTACCGAAAGCACCGAATTCTGAGGCAATTTAAGCAACGACCATGCCAGAAACAGCCAGAATTGATGTACCGATGTACCGAAACGGCAATTATTTTGAGGGTGAAATGTACCGAACCGTACCGATCTGTACCGATTTCGGTTCGTTCGGTACAGTCCAAGTGTACCGAAACCATGTACCGATGTACCGAAACGTACCGAAACGTACCGATGCCCGACTTGCCCGTTGTACCGAAACGTACCGAAGGGGTATATATACCCCCTTCGGTTCGGTACACAAAGTCGGGTCAAAGTATCGGTACATGGGGTTCGGGGGTTTTAAGGAGTTGGAATGATTGAAGTGGAAATGGACATGAAGGTGGTCAGCATGGCGAACATGAGGATGCACTGGGCGGTGAAGGCTAAGCTGGTGAAGAGTCAGCGCCAAAAGGCGTTTAACGCGCTGGCGAGTGTCGCGGCACCTCCGGCCCCACCTTGCACGATTGTGCTCACTAGGGTGGCTCCACGGGCTTTGGATGGGGATAATCTTCAGTCTGGATTCAAGGCGGTGAGGGATGGGGTGGCTGACTGGCTTGGGATTGATGATGGAAGCCAGTTGGTGGAATGGCAGTACAGGCAGCGCCCTGGAACTGTCAAGACTTACAAGGTTGAGATCGAGGTGATAGCATGATGGCGTGTGCAAATGCAGTTGCCGCACTTTCGGGGAAAGCACCGCATCGGTGTGAGTACCCTTATTTTTTAGGAGCCTACAAGTGACTCAGAACTTGGCAACCGATGTGGTTGAAAAACGTGGCCGTGGTCGGCCAACAGTGTTTGGGATTGATCATCCCTGCTGGCAAATCATGACCGAACAGATGTCGATGGGTAAAAGCCTCAGCACGGCATTGAAGGCTGACAACATGCCTTCGTACTACGCCGTCATGCTGATGATCAAGAAAAGCCCAGAGTTCCGCACTATGTACGAGAACGCCATTGAGGACAGAGCAGATCGACTGGCCGAGGAAATCCTTGAACTGGCTGACGAGGAGATGCCAGAACATCTGGAAGGCCCAATGGCATCAGCCTGGGTACAACGCAAACGAATGCAAGTCGATGCACGCAAGTGGATTGCATCCAAACTCAAGCCCAAAATGTACGGTGACCGCATTGATGTGGCCGTGACAGACACACGCATCAGCGTGATGGATGCCTTAAAAGAAGCCAAGCAACGAGTGCTGAAAGACACTAGAAACGTGGTTGATGTTGAGTCCAAACAAGTCGATTCGTGACTTGGATGAGGGTAATGAACGGGGGGTTTGTGCGATTACAGCGGAAATTGTTGCTAATTACGCGCACGCGCCCAACCGGCTACGCATCAGGGTTAACCCTGACGCAAAAGCGTAGCCACTTCATACAACGTCCATTATGTAAAGTCGATGCCAAGTTATCCACAAAATTACTAACACTTGCGGGTTACAAACCAAGTTATCCACAGGCCAATGTGGATAACCCGCACAAAAACCCTGTGTACAACCCGTGGCTGGCCGTTTTGCCAGCGAGGGCGGGGGGGGAGGGCCGGCGGCGAAGGGTCACGGTCACGGTACCCCCGCGCACATTTTTTAATTTTTTGTTTTTTGTTTTTTGATTTAACATCGCCCCATGCCGATCTACCAAAACGCCTTAGCGCAGCGTCCAGCCAACAAGCTGGCGTACCAAGACACTTTGAGTGCGACCCCGCGCAATCAGTTGCTTGGGTACTTGGCTGATTTGGCGGCTGCGTCTTACTCACCGCAGCGCACGCAGCAGATGCAGGGCATGGCGCAGTTTCTTAGTGCCCCGGCGATCAGCCAGACGCTGGACCGGCTGTCGTATGGTGAGCCACTGACCACTGGCAGAGGGATGACCACTCAGATCAGGCCAGAGGCAATTGAGGCGGCGATGGCCGTAGCGCCTATGGCGCAACCTGTGACGATGGCGACCTTGGCCGCATCGAGGGCGGCGACTAGGGCGGCGATGCAAGCTGGCAGGGCTGGTGAGCGTTATGCTGAGAGGGTGTTGCCTAGCGTCATGGAGCGCGGTGGTTTGCCTGCCCAGTTGGTGATGGATCTTGGGCAAGGCAGCAGAAGTCAGATATTGCCAACGCAGGGCCGCAGTGGGTTTGGTGATTTTGACCCGAGGTATGACCCGAGGGTTAATGAGCAGGCAAGAATGCAGGCGATGACCCGCAACATTGAGTTAAATCCGAATGCGCAAAATGCGCCCGTTGTTTCACTGGCTAATTTTGAGGGCAGGCCGTTTATCACGAGCATGGCTGACAGGACTGCTGCGGGTGGGCAGTTGACTGGCATTGACAATGTGGCGTTTAACAGGCCGGTTGATTTGCGTGGCGGTCAGGATTACATGTTTAACAATCCTGGTGAAGTTTGGGCATCTGGACAGGGGCCAGCCAAAGCCTTGATGAAGTATGCGGAAGAGGTCAAGAGCGCAACGGGCCAGAATCCTTTGTATTTGCCGTACCGTATGGCACCGACTGGTGGTGATTTTGCGCAGATGACGGGTGAGACAATGTTGGCTTACGCTGATGCTGCAATGGGCAAGATGCAAAAGAAAAGCCTTGACCGGTCGATCAAGAAATTGATTCCAAACTGGGTTGGTGTGTCTGACCCGGCAAGTGTTGCGCAGTTTAGGGAAATGCCGGACAAAACGCGCAAGGCTGTGAAGTCAATGATGGACACCAAGTTTCGCAATGAGGGTGGGCTGAACATTGGCAGCGCAAGGTTGGCCGTGTCAGATCCGGCGCAATTGGCTGCGCAAGAGGGTGGTGTGATGAATGTGGGCGAGATCTTTGCTGGAAGCCCGTTGCTAAGATCGACGCATCCGGCGTACCCAGGTGGGGTGCCGGGTCAGGGTTTGGGCACCTTGGCTGAAAATGTCAATGTGTTTGAGTTGTTGCCGCAAGTGGTTCAAGGCCGTGGCATACCGGACCCAAAAAACCCGAGGGCATCAGATTTAAGGGCGATGCAAATGCACCCTTACGCTGGAGTCATCACCAATCAGTTGCTCAAGCGCCTGGGATACTGAACAGAAATTTAGGGTCAAATTTGCGGGCGAATTTTTCACCGTACCGAGCAGACAGGAATGCCCGCACCGATTCTTCGGTGACTTCGCTGACGCCGGTGACAACGCAGCGTGTTTCATGCAGGCCAAGTGCGTCAAGCATTTGCTTTGGCATCTTGATCTCGGTGTTGACAATTGGAGATAGAATCATGCCTTCATTCTATCAAAACGCTAGATAAATGCAAACCACCATCTACAAGCCCGAAGACGAACAGGAGTTAATGGCAACGCTGTGGACACCGGCGATTGCCGATGACCCCGAAGCCTTTGTGTTGTTTGCTTTTCCCTGGGGCCAAGAGAACACGCCACTGGCGAACTTCAAGGGGCCAAGGAAGTGGCAGAGGGAGGTGCTGCGTGAGATCACTGAGCACATCAAGCGCCAGCAGGGCCGCATAGATTTTGAGACGCTGCGCAATGCTGTGTCTTCTGGCCGTGGTATCGGCAAGTCTGCACTGGTGTCATGGCTGACCATCTGGATGCTGTCCACCAGGATTGGCTCGACCACCATCATCTCGGCCAACTCAGAGTCGCAGCTTCGTGCGGTGACATGGGCAGAGATCACGAAGTGGTTGGCGATGAGCATCAACAGCCACTGGTTTGAGGTTGCGGCGACCAAGATCACCCCTGCCAACTGGCTAACCGAGTTGGTGGAAAAAGACCTGAAAAAAGGCACGCGCTACTGGGCCGTCGAGGGCCGGCTGTGGTCGGCAGAAAACCCAGATGCCTATGCTGGAGTTCACAACTTTGATGGTGTGATGGTGATCTTTGATGAGGCATCCGGTATCGAAGACTCAATCTGGGCTGTTACGGCTGGATTCTTTACTGAAAACACACCTAATCGCTTGTGGCTGGCTTTTTCCAACCCACGGCGAAACACGGGGTACTTTTACGAGACCTTCCACAGTAAGAGGGATTTCTGGAACACCAAGGTGGTGGATGCCAGGACGGTAGAAGGCACTGACAAGGCTGTGTACCAGAACATCATTGACGAGTATGGCCCTGACAGCAGCCAGGCGCACGTTGAGGTTTACGGGCAGTTTCCTAATGCTGGCGATGATCAGTTCATACCGTCGAACATTGTGGATGAGGCGATGACAAGGTCCAAGTACAAGGACCAGACAGCGCCGATTATCATTGGAGTTGACCCAGCCAGGTTTGGCGCTGATGCCACGGTGATTGCCATCCGGCAGGGCAGGGACATTGTGCGCATTGACCGGCACCGTGGGGATGACACCATGACGGTGGTGGGACACATCATTGAGGCCATTGAGGAGTTCAAGCCTGCCCTGGTGGTAATTGACGAGGGAGGTCTTGGGGCTGGCATTGTTGACCGGTTGAAAGAGCAGCGGTACAAGATCAAGGGTGTCAACTTTGGCAACAAGAGTGCGAACCCCATCATGTACGGCAACAAACGTGCAGAGATGTGGGGCAAGATGAAAGATTGGCTGAGATCTGCCAGCATTCCAAAGGACAGGTTCTTGAAGACTGATCTGGTTTCGCCTATGATCAAGCCTGATTCTAGGGGTACGATTTTTCTGGAGAGCAAGAAGGACATGAAAGCCCGTGGCTTGGCGTCACCCGATGCAGCTGACGCCATCTGCGTGACTTTCGCGTTCCCTGTGGCTCACAGAGAGTACACTGAGCAACCACTTACTAGGCGCAACGCTCAAAACGGTGCTGCCACAAATTCATGGATGGGTTCGTGATGGCTACCAAGAAAACTGTCTCTCTAAGCGTCAAAAAAGGCGAGAAGCTGCCGGTGTCCAAGGGCGCGGGCTTGACAGAAAAGGGTCGTGCAAAGTACAACGCAGCTACTGGCTCTAATCTCAAAGCGCCAGCACCAAGCCCCAAGACAAAGGCCGACCAGGGCCGTAAAGATTCGTTCTGTGCCCGCATGGAAGGGGTTGTCAAAAACGCCAAAGGCCCAGCAGAACGGGCCAAGGCATCACTCAAACGATGGAAGTGTTAAATCATGGCTACAAAACCTGGACTGTATGCAAACATCAACGCCAAACGCGAACGCATCGCGGCTGGCTCTGGCGAGAAGATGCGCAAACCCGGCGCTGCCGGTGCACCCTCGGCCAAGGACTTTAAAGAGTCGGCCAAGACTGCCAAACCTGCCAAAAAGGCCAAGTGATGCCACTTGTCAAGTCACCCTCAAAAGAGGCATTTCGCAAGAACGTCAAGGCTGAAGTGTCTGCGGGTAAACCCGTAAAGCAAGCCGTGGCAATTGCGTATTCCGTCAAGCGTGAAGCTGCCAAAAAACCAACAATGAAAACCAAAAAATGAGCCTCCAAGCCCTGCAAGACTGTTTGATCGTGCGCCCAGACATGGAAAAACACGAGTTGTTTATCCTCTTGAGGCAGAAACAAACTGGCACGGGTGTGGTAATCTCCGTTGGGCCTAAAGCCAAGGACGTGAAAGTCGGCGACAAGGTGCTATTTGGTGATTCCATCGGACAAGACCTAAAATACGAGGGTGACAACCTTCTGGTCATGAGGGAATCACACACCCTCGGAGTATTTGACGCATGAAAGACACTACCGGAATCGTAGCCGCAGCAAATGTGGCAAAAAACGGACCAAACTCGTCAAAAGGCGGTTCCGAGGAAATTCTGACCGTTGCCCGTTCACGTTTGAACACAGCGATGACTGCGTTTTCCGAGACTCGGGAAGACGAACTCGACGATTTGCGGTTCTACGCTGGCTCTCCAGACAACCAGTGGCAGTGGCCCGCTGATGTGCTCCAGACCCGTGGCTCTTTGCAGGGTCAAACAATCAATGCCCGCCCCTGCCTGACCATCAACAAGCTGCCGCAGCACGTTCACCAAGTGACGAACGAGCAGCGCATGAACCGCCCTGGCATCAAGGTGATCCCGGCTGACGACAAGGCCGATGTGGACATGGCAGACGTGTTCAACGGCGTGATTCGCCACATTGAGTACATTTCCGATGCTGACGTAGCCTACGACACTGCCTGTGAGAACCAAGTGTCCTACGGCGAAGGCTACATCCGGGTCTTGACCGAGTACTGCGACGACAAGTCGTTTGATCAGGACATCAAGATCGGGCGCATCCGCAACAGTTTCAGCGTCTACATGGATCCCTTGATCCAAGACCCCGCAGGCGCAGACGCCCGCTGGTGCTTTATTACGGAAGACATCCCCAAAACTGAGTACGAGCGTTTGTACCCCGATGCAGCGCCTATCAGCACCCTCATGAGCCTTGGTGTGGGCGATCAGTCCATCGCCCAGTGGATCGGTGAAAACACCATCCGCATCGCCGAGTATTTCTACATCGAGTACGAGAAGCACACGCTCAACCTGTACCCCGGCAACCAGACTGCGTTCAGCGGTACGCCCGAGGACAAGATGCTGCGCGAGATGTTCGGCAAGCCGATCCGCACCCGCGAAGCTGACCGCAAAAAGGTCAAATGGTGCAAGATCAACGGCTACGACATCCTTGAAGAACGCGATTGGGCTGGCTCCTACATCCCCGTGGTGCGCGTGGTCGGCAACGAGTTTGAGGTGGACGGCCAGATGTACGTGTCGGGCTTGGTGCGCAACGCCAAGGATGCCCAGCGCATGTACAACTACTGGGTGTCGCAGGAAGCTGAGATGCTGGCGCTGGCCCCCAAAGCCCCATTCATCGGATATGGCGGGCAGTTTGAAGGTTACGAGCAGCAGTGGAAGACTGCCAACACGAACAACTGGCCCTATCTGGAGGTCAATCCAGACGTTACAGACGGCCAAGGCGCGGTGTTGCCACTACCCCAGCGGGCACAGCCTCCAATGGCCTCCAGCGGCCTGCTGCAAGCCAAGGCGGGTGCTGCCGAGGACATTAAGTCGGCCACCGGTCAGTACAACGCATCGCTGGGCATGACCAGCAACGAGCGTTCTGGCAAAGCCATCCTTGCGCGTCAGCGTGAGGGCGACATCGGCACCTACCACTACGTTGACAACTTGGCCCGTGCGATCCGTCACATTGGTCGTCAACTCGTGGACCTGATTCCCAAGATTTACGACACCGAGCGCATCGCCCGCATCATTGGCGAAGATGGTGAGCCATCGACCGTCAAGATGAACCCAGGGCAGCAAGAGCCGGTCAAGCGGATCGTGGACCAAGAAGGCGTGTTGATCGAGAAGATCTACAACCCCGGCGTTGGCAAGTACGATGTGCGCGTGATTACCGGTCCTGGCTACGCCACCAAGCGTCAAGAGGCTTTGGAGAGCATGGCCCAGTTGCTGCAAGGCAACCCACAGTTGTGGCAAGTGGCTGGCGACCTGTTTGTCAAGAACATGGACTGGCCTGGTGCCCAAGACCTTGCCAAGCGGTTCAAGAAAACTATTGACCCCAAAGTGTTGGCCGACGATGACGATCCAGCCTTGGCCGCTGCCAATCAGCAGATGGAGGCAATGGCCGCTGAGATGGAGAATATGTTCCAGATGTTGCAAAACGTCAACAAGAGCATGGAAGTCCGTGACTTGGAAATCAAGGAACAGGCCAACCAAATCAAGGCATTTGATGCTGAGACTAAGCGTATCAGCGCCGTGCAGGCTGGTATGACTGAGCAGCAGATTCAAGACATTGCTATGGGTGTTGTGGCGGCTGCGATGGAAAGCAACGACAATATGGTCATGATGAATGAGCAGCGTCAGATGCCAGAAATGCAGCCTGAGATGATGCCACCCCAAGGAGAGATAAATGAAATGCGCTGATTTCGTAGGCGAACTGTTCCTGGCCCGTGACGTGGCCCACTCGGTTCACTTAAACACCCGCAGCTTTTCCAAACACATGGCGCTGAACACGTTCTATGATGGGGTGATTGACTTGGCCGACAAGTTTGCCGAGGCGTATCAAGGCCGTCATGGTCTAATTGGACCCATCAGCTTAATGAGTGCCAAGAAAACCACGAACATCATTGAGTTTTTGGAGCAGTCCCTCAAAGACATTGAGGATATGCGGTACGAGGTGGTGAGCAAAACCGACACCCCGATTCAGAACATCATTGATGAAATCGTTGGGCTTTACCTGTCCACCCTGTACAAGTTAAAATTCTTGGCATAAAGGAACCGTCATGGAACTTCTCAATCCCCTTACCAAAGCCAATTTCCCGGCTCAAACCGCCTCTTTCACAGGCACCGCAGCCAACACTGCTGGCTGGCCCGCTGGTCCTGAAGGTGTCATGGTCTGGTCCGACCAGCCTTGCTACGTTGAGGTGGGCGAAGGCGCTGTGGCAACCACTGCCAGCACCCCGATCCCTGCATTCACACCCATTCCGTTCAAAGTGGCAATCAGCACCAGCGGTCTGTGGAGAGTGAGCGCCATCCAGATCTCGTCTGCTGGCGTGGTGTACTGCAAACCGATGAACACAAAATGAGCTTCCTGGCTGTTCGCAACGCTGTTGGCATTGGACTGGGTGGCATCATCACGCTGTTCGGCGGTCGCAACAGCGAACAAGCCCAAGGCAACCTTCTTACCGAGTCCGGTGACAACCTCGTCCAAGAAGACGGTGGTTTGATTCTTTTGGAGTGACCTAAATGGCCGTCAATCTTTCCCCCGTGGGCGGCGTTGCGGCCCAGTTTTTCACTAATACCGGCGCAGTCCTGACTGGCGGTAAGATTTATACCTATGCGGCTGGCACAACCACACCCGCAATTGCGTACACCAGTGCAAGCGGCTCTACTGCTTGGACAAACCCTATTGTTTTGGACGCCGCTGGCCGTGTGTCTGGTAGTGGTGAGATTTGGCTGACTGACGGTATCAGCTACAAGTTTGTGCTGAAAGACAGCAACGATGTATTGATTGCAACATACGACAACATTAGCGGTATTAACTCCAACTTTGTTGCGTATACCAATAACCAAGAAATCATTACGGCTACGGCTGGCCAGACGGTGTTTGATCTGTCTATCAGCTATCAGCCCGGCACAAACAGCTTGTCAGTGTTTGTTGATGGCGTAAACCAATACGGCCCCGGTGCTTCTTACGCTTACACTGAGACTGACAGTGACACTGTGACGTTTGTTTCTGGTTTGCACGTTGGTGCTGAAGTTAAGTTTACAACAACCCAACAGCAAGGGATTGGTGCTACTGACGCATCACAAGTGTCATACGAGCCGCCATTTACTGGCGGCGTGGCAACCAATGTCGAAGCTAAATTGGCTCAAATTATCAGCGTCAAAGATTTCGGCGCTGTGGGTAATGGCGTGGTTGATGACACTGCTGCGATTCAAGCCGGTATTGATGCTGTAATTGCTCAAGGTGGCGGCAAGCTGACTATCCCTGCGGGTAAGTATTTGGTAAGCGCCACTTTGAACATTAAAGGCACAAACTCCTTCATTTTTGAAGGTGACGGCGCTGGCGATCCAAGATATGCGCTTGGTTATGAGCCAAACACCATGATTTTGTCTAGTGCTGCGGTGGGCATTTCACTTAATAACCTTGGTTCTGGAACAAGCCGCACAAACAATGTTGTGTTGCGTGATTTTTCTTTGAAACAAGTCAACGAAGCAAACCTTGGCATTGGTATTGATGTTCCAACAAGCGCTCAATTTCACGGTAATTTCCGTTTTGAAAACATTTGGGTAACTTACTTTGCGACTGGTTTGTACGCACGTTTTGTGGGTTGGCTGTACCTTGACAAGTCCACTTTTCAATACAACACCAACGGTGTTGACATTGTTGGAAACATTGTCAATGGCACAGACTGCTTGATATATCAAAACGGTGCATATACAGGCGCGGCTTTTAACAACATGACATCTGCCTTGTTGTTGACAATTCCTTTTGGTTTAAAAATTTCAGCAAATGCTGCATCGTTTCAAGGTTGTGACTTTGAGAACAACGGCATTGGTGTGCTGACTTATTCAGACCCATCTTTGGTAATTCAACCTCAGATTGACTTCACATCTTGCTACTTTGAAGCGCACAGCAAACAGTCTGCTGCGTTCTTTTCGTCGCTGGTGACGATGACGGCTTGCTACAATAACAACAACACTTACGACAAGTTTTACTTTGAAGGTGGGCAGGCCAATCTGAACAGCAGCATGAAGCTGAATGTAATCAACAGTGGTTGCAACATTCAAGAAAATGGTTGTTTTGCCTACGTGCAAGATGACATCATCTATCGTGATCAGGTGGACTACACCACAGCCTTAAAGGGTTCGATCATCAGTTGGTACGGCATTCCTGACCATATAAAAGTCAACGCTGTGCCAAATGACTCATTCCGCAGACAATTTGTGTCTGATAGCGGATTCACAGCTTCCAGCTCAACATTGACGCTTAACGCAGTCACCAACAACCCAATGGAAGGCAACGCACTGTCGATTCTGGCAACTTCCAACGGGGGCCACGGCAGACGCAATACGATTGCTGCTGGCGCTTTAACATCGGGTCACTGGGTCAGCATGACTTTTGTGTTCCGATCAACTGAGTCCTTGGTTGGTATCAGACTGGTGGACAATGCAACGGGGTCAGCAATTCTTGAGTTTAATCAGCACATCATGTTGCGCGATATAAACAACATTTCGACTGTGCAATTGTGGGTTAAAGGTTTGTCAGCGAGTGGCATCACTTCTGTTTGGGTTTACCCAGGCGGCACGACTGGCAACAATGGCGTTGCAATAGAAGTTTTGGCAACATCGTTTATTTGCACAAACAACAACCCAGTTTACGCACTTCCGATTGGCGCACCTGATATGTTCTACACCGAATCCGATCCTGCGGCTGGCTTTCACGCCCAAGGTGAAAAACGAATGGACGCATTGCCTACCGCTGGCGGCTACATTGGGAACGTCTGCACAAGTTCTGGCACTCCGGGCACATGGCGTGCATTTGGTGCAATTCTTTAATTGGAGTAAAAAATGGCAGATAAGAAAATTTCAGCACTAACCGCTGCATCAACTCCATTAGCGGGTACAGAAGTACTGCCTATTGTTCAAAGCGGCGCTACTGTTAAGGTAAGCGCAGCGGATGTAACAGCGGGTAGAGTTGTAGGTATGAAAGCCGTATCGTTGGATTCAGCAGGCTCTAGTTTGCCTGCTGGTGGTGGCATGGTTAGGCTTTCAAATACATTTACATACGTTGCTGGTAGTTCAACTGGAAGCGGAATTATTATCAGCAATGGTGATGGAACTGCCACACTTCGTGCGATCTCCCCCGGGGGTAGCACTGGCGCGATTGAAGTTGAAACTGGCGCTGGCGCTCTTGCTGCGACTTTTACCGCTGCGGGTAACTTAGCGTTTGTGAACGGCAAAGGCATCGACTTTTCTGCCACACCGGGAACAGGCACAAGCGAGTTGCTGGCTGACTATGAAGAAGGTACGTTCACTCCAACAATTGCGGGTCAAATCACCCCTGGAACTGGCACTTACACAACTCAAGTAGGTACATACACCAAAATTGGTCGAGTTGTTTATGTAAGCGTTAATTTGGCTTGGTCTGCCCACACTGGCGTAGGCGATATGCAAGTAGAAGGGTTGCCGTTTACTGTAAATTCAACAACACAATCACAAATGTCAAACGGCACTTTTGATTTGGCTTTGACCCCTTTGTACATACTTTTAACTAGGGCACAAACTAGCGGAACATTTATAAAATTGTTGCAATCACCAGTTGGCGGTGGCGGGTGGACTGGCGTTCCAATGGACACAAGTGTTGTTGTATTAGAAATCACAGGCTTTTACACAGTCTAAAGGACAAATCATGGCACTGACAAAAGCAACTTACTCGATGATTAGCGGGGCAGTAGTCAACGCTCTTGATTATGGCGCTGATCCCACTGGTGTTGCTAATAGCCAACCAGCAATTCAAGCCGCATTGAATACGGGCGCAAATGTGTTTTTGCCCCGTGGTAATTACAAAATTACAGCGACACTACAATTCACATCAACAGATCAAGTGTTTTTTGGTGAGAACGGAAACGCACTTAACGCCACCACTTCAAACAACCCAACTGCTGCAATCGGCATGTCGCAGATTTTCACGCAGTCGGCAATTTTGATGTTTAGTTGCAATGATAAGCAAGGCGTTTCAATTCGGGACATTGTTTTTAATGGCTGTGCCGTTGCGACCGGTGGCATTGATTGCACGGGCGCTGGAGCACCTCCAGGCATTGCCTTTGGCATAATGTTCAACAACGTGGGTATCAATTCCATTGCTGGCATTGCACTTAACACTAATAAAGCCGTAGATGCTCAGTTTTACAACATCAACATTCAAGGGTACGACTACCTCTCTAACATAGTCACAACTCGCGGTATCAGTTGCGGTGCGACAAACAATAATTTTTACGGCTGTCGGATTGAAGGTTGTGTCAATGGGGTGTTCATCCTCGGCACTATCAATCACTTTTTTGGCTGCACGTTTGCAAACCCAACTGGCACTAACGTCAAAATTGGCGCAAACATTTCGCAGTTAAGTTTCAACGGGTGTTACCTTGAAAATGGCGTCACAATTTATTCAAATTCGTCATTCGCATACGGATGCGTTGATTTTGTAAATTGTTTTATTCAAAATGCAAACGTCAGCAATTTGATTGACCTAACAAATGCCGCATCCTCAAGTCAAGTCAATTTTATTGGCGGCAGATTCCACGAAACGTCTGGGTCGAGCAACATAACTGCACCATCAGGAGTGTCTGTCAATTGCATCAATGTTGGTCAGACTACACCAACATTTTCTGGTGCTGGCTCATTTTTGTTGCAGACAAACGCAAACGTGTTTTCATCGGAACCCAGAACAGTGTTCCCTGGCTATGTTGCTGTTGATGGTTCTACGGCACAAATTCACGCTGGAGTTGGAACGCCCGAAGGTTCTGTTACAGCACCTATTGGGTCTATTTTTATGCGTGAAGATGGCGGCGCAGGCACATCCTTTTATGTAAAACAATCCGGAACAGGTAACACTGGTTGGGTTGGAAAATAACCGTACCAGTGCGGAACACTGGAATTTGATTTTGATTGGAGTATCAAAATGGCTCTCGAAAAAGTAAACGTAGTAGATCGTATTGAAGTGGTCGAAAACGGCTC